CAGGCTGCGAGGAAGGGCGCGACGGAGTTCGAGCTGTGCTTCGTGCCTTGGCACTGGGACCCGATGTATGCGACGGCCGAGGAGCGCGTGCCGGAGGGGTTCGAGGACAGCCTCGACCAGGACGACAAGGAATATCGCTACGCGCATTCGCTCTCGCTCGGGCAGATGCACTGGCGGCAGAAGAAGACGGCCGACTTCGCCGTGGCCGAGGGCAACAACCTCGAGGCCGGCAAGATCAAGTTCGCGCAGGAATACCCGGCGACCGTTGAGGAGGCCTTCCAGACCGACACCGCCAACAGTTTCATCCAGGCGATGCCGGTGGTGGTGGCCCGCAAGCTCTGGCGCGAGGAGTGCGAGCGCACGGGACTGCCGCGGCCGGAGGCTCATGGCATCAAGCGCATGGGCATCGACCCCTCGTACACCGGCGGGGACGGCTTTCGCATCTGGTGCCGGCAGGGGCGCGTCGCCTGGCGCACGGACAAGTGGGAGAAGCTGCGCACGCGCGCATCGCTGGACCGGATTCTGGCTGCGTTCGACAAAGAGCAGCCCGATGAGGTCTACATCGACGTTGGCAACAACGGCGGGCCGCTGTTCGACCTGCTGTGCGAGGACGTGCACTGGGGAAGTCGCGTCATTCCGGTGATGTTCGGGGACGCGGCGGATGACAACGAGCGCCACCAGAACAAGCGCTGCGAAATGTGGTATCGCATGCGCGAATGGCTCACCGACAAGGCCGGAATGGTCATGTTGGAGGACATTGAGGAGATTCAGGCTGACCTGACTGGCTTGCTGACCAGGCGCGATGAAGTAGGCACGCGCACGAAGCTCGAGTCGAAGGATGACATGCGCAAACGGCTCGGAAAGGATGCCTCCCCAGACGACGGTGATGCATTGGCCACGACTTTCGCCTACGCTTCGGGTGGTCCGAAGGCCGGCGGCAAGAGCCGCGCCCCGGATCCGCGCCGCGCGGTCCACCACGGACCGGGCATGTAAGGGCCGCTGGACTAGAAGGACCTGCCAGTGCTTCCAACAAGCATGTCGATCGACGCGAGCGACCCGAGCAAGGGCGCCCTGCCTATTTCAGACCTCGAGGCATTCCTGAGTGATATGCGAAACGCCCCGGCGTGGCGGATCCGCAGCGACATGGAATGCGACTACTACGACGGCAACCAGCACACCCCCGAGGATATCCAGCGCGCGAAGGACCGAAACCTTCCCGTTGTGACCGTAAACCTCGTGGCGCCGACCATCGACCTGATCCTCGGCATGGAAGCGCGCACGCGCACCGACTGGGTGGTGAAGTCCGATGGCACTTCAGGCTCCCTCACCACCGCCCAGGCCGACGGATTGAGCGCGAAGCTCAACGATGCGGAGCGCAATTCACATGCGGATCAGGCCTGCGCTGACGCCTACGCGAGCCAGATCAAGGCCGGGATCGGCTGGGTGGAGGTCGCGCGCTCCTCGAACCCCTTCGACTACCGCTACCGCGTGCAGGCGGTCGATCGGCGCGAAATCTGGTGGGACATGCGCGGCAAGGACCGCCTGCTGTCGGACGCCAGGTGGCTGATCCGCAAAAAGTGGAACGATCTCGATGCGGTGCTGGCCATGGTGCCGCCCGAGAAGCACGAGTTCGTGCGCGCTGCAGTGTCCAATCCTGCCGGTTGGGACAATTTCATGTTCGCGCAGGCCTTCCCGTACCTGCAGGATGACCTGATCAGCCGGGATTTCTGGAACGATTCCTCCGAGTGGTGCGATTCGGAGCGCCAGAGGGTCTGCGCCTACGAGGTGTGGTATCGCACGTGGCACCGCGGCCTTGTGATCAAGTTCGATGACGGCCGCGTATCCGAGTACGACAAGAAAAACCCGGTTCACGTCGCCTCCGTGGGCTCAGGCGTCGCGCAGATCATGTGGGCGGCGTACCAGAAGATGCGCCTTTCCTGGTGGGTGGGCCCGTTCCGGCTCATCGACATGGAAACCCCCTACGGCCACAACGAATTCCCGTACGTGCCGTTCTTCGCGAAGCTCGAGGATGCGACCCGCACGCCCTACGGGCTGATCCGGTCGATGAAATCGCTGCAGGACGAGGTCAACGCGCGCCGCGCGAAGATGATGTGGCAGCTCTCGGCCCAGCGCGTGATCGCGGAAGACGATGCGGTTGATGATCACCAGGCTGCGGCCGAGGAAGTGAACCGGCCGGATGCGTATATCAAGCTGCGCGCCGGGCGAAAGCAGCGCGGGAGCCAGCCCCCGTTCCAGATCGAGGACCATTCCGGGCTCAACGCCCAGCAATTTCAGGTCTACAACGACGCCAAGCAGTCCGTTCAGCAGGTCGCAGGCGTTTACGCCCCGATGCTGGGGGATGCGAAGTCAGGCGCCGACGCCGGCGTTGCAATCGACATGCTCATCGAGCAGGGAACGACGACGCTCGCCGCGGTGAACTCCAATTACAAGTTCTCGCGCACGGAAGTGGGCCGAAAGCTGCTGTTCCTGCTGTGCGAGGACATGTCCGGCAAGAAACAGACCGTGAAGCTGCCCAGCCAGGCGGCCAGCGGCATGAAATCGGTGACGTTCAACAAGCAGACCACCCTTGCCGATGGCTCTGCCTACATGGAAAACGACGTCTCGCAGATGCTCTGGAAGGTCGCGCTGGGCGATGTGCCCAACAATCCGACCTACAACAGCCAGCGCATGAAGGACCTGGTTGAATTCGCAAAATCCCTGCCGCCGGAGCTGCAGGGGCTGTTCGCTGACGTTGTCGTGATGGCGAGTGACCTGCCGCACAAGGAGCAGATCGCCGCGCGCATCCGCCAGAAGCTCGGCATGCAGCAGATCATTGATCCTGAGACCGCGACACAGGAGGAGCTGGCCGAAGCCCAGCGGGAAGCTGCCGCGCAACAGCAGCAGGCGCAGATCCAGCAGCTGGCGCAGCAGATCGAACTCGGCCAGGGCGCGGCGAAGATCGCCGCCGACACCGCCAAGGCGCAGCTTGCGATCGCGAACACCGAGCTGGCGCGCGCGACGACGGGCCTCACCCGCATGCAGACCATCGAGGCGCTGCTGGGCGCGAACATGCAGCCAACGCCCGCCCCCTCGAGCAGCGGTCCCGACGGCAAGCCGAAGGCTGCAGCGGCGCCGAAGAAGCCCGAGGCGCTGGATCCGGGCGAAGTTGCAGCAGGCGCCGCGACAGCGGTGGAGCTCGAGAACCCGGCGCACCCGGTTCCGAACGTCTCCATGGGTGCGGGCATGTCGGGAGTACCGATGTAATGGAAATCGAAGCATTTCAGGCAATCGTGTGGATCATTGCAGGGGCCGCCGCTGGCTGGTCTTTGCGCGCCATCCTGTATCCCGGCAAGGACGCTGAGTGAGACAGATCGGCAGTTTCTATGGGTTGGCGGTCATGGAAGATGCGAGCCAAGCCCCCGGCTCGTGGTCGCTCCGGCCTGGGGGCAACGCTTGCGTTGCAACTCCAGTTGCAGCCATGGCCGCCAGCCCACCCCTCTCGATGTTTCGCAATGCCTCAAGGCATTCCGAAGCACCGCGCACACCGGGCTTCAAACTTGAGAATTCCCGTTATTTCGACGCCCTTACGATATGGGCACGGGAAACGATCAACGCAACTCCTGCGCGAGTGGAGTAACGAGAGGTAGTCACATGAACGTGCCAGCAGCGGCAGTAGGAAAGGATCTTGAGGCTCGGGATATCGGGCGCAACCAGGACGCGGCGGACACCCGCAGCGCCGAGGAAGTGGCCCGCAGCCAGCCGATGGAATGGAATGGCAAGCGACCGAATGAGGTCGCGGAACTCGGCGTGGATAAGCTCGCTGAAATGTCCTTCCACGAAATCGAGAAGCAGATGGGTCTGGAAGTCGGTGACCGAACCGATGAATCAAGCCCCACCGGCAACGCGCCGGCGCACGAGATTGACCGTCAGGTGGAGGACGGCACGGCTCAGGTCCTGACCGAAGACATGATTGCGGCGGCCGCGGTTGCGGCGCTCCAGAAACCGGAAGATTCAGCGGCGGCGGCGAACGCAGCAGCTGCAGCGGCGACAGCCGCGGCGGCGAGTGCAGCAGCCTCCAGCGCAGCAGCGACCGAAGCCCGCGGCGAAGAAGCCCCGGCCCAGGTGCTCGAGTCGCGTGATGGGAAGAAGACCATCCCGTATTCGGTGCTGGAGAACGCGCGCAAGAAGATCGCGCAGCTGTCGGAGCAGAACGCGCAGCTTCTGGGCAAGAAGGCTCAGGAGGAGCAGCTGGCGGCCGTGAAGGGCGCGCTTACCGAGGAGCAGATCGCCACGATGCGCGAGTCGCTGCCCGAGGCGCTTGTGGAGTCTCTGATCGCCCTGAACAACTTCTCCATCGAGGTGAAGCGTGAAAAGGCGCTGGCGACTCCATCGCAGCTGTCGGATGAGCAGCAGGCTGCCCAGACGGTCAACGACCTCATCGACGAGGATCCGGTGCTTGCCGGGTGGCGCGATGCGGACGACAAGACCGACTGGAATCGGGCGGTGACGTTCGACGAAATGCTGTTCAAGGATCCGGTCTGGGGGAAAAAGCCGATCGCGGAGCGCCTGGGTGAGGTGCGCCGGCTGATGGGTTCCCCGGTTCAGGCGACTACCGAAGAAACCCCGGCACAGAAGGCGGCCGCGATCGCAGCAGCAGCGGAAGCTGCGGCGCTCAAGGCCACGAAAGGTACTGCTTTTACTCACTCGGACATGCCTGGTGGACATGCCCCCGCTCAGAACGAATCGCAATCACTCGAGGCCATGGACATCATGACGCTGGCAGGCAAAGTCGATCAGATGAGCCCCGCCCAGTTTGAAAAGTTCATGGCCGGCGTCGGTGGTTGATGCTTTTTTCGTTGGAGTAGGGTAATTTCCGGCAGCAGCAGGGACGAGACCACTTACAGGAGTTTGTCAAATGGCTCAGACAGTCATTCCCGTTGGCCACGCAATGGCCCGGAAATTGTTCTCAGTGGCCGCGTTTGCTGCTGCACAACGCGCGCCTTCCTTCTCCAAGAACCTGACCGGCGAGGCCCCACAGCAGGCCGATGCGGAAAAGAAGCTCCGCGGTCAGACTTCACCGGACATGCCGATCGTCCGCGTCACCGACCTCTCCAAGGGCGCCGGCGACAAGGTCTCGGTCGATCTGTACAACCTGATCGGCGGCAAGCCAATCATGGGCGACAAGAAGATCGCCGGTAACGCTTCCTCGCTGTCCTTCTCCAGTCAGGAGCTCACGCTCAACCAGGTCCGCAAGGCAGTGGATCCGGGTGGACGCATGACCCAGCAGCGCACGCTGCACAACCTGCGCACGATCGCCGTGGCGAACCTCGCAGGCTGGTGGGGCCGGTACATGGACCAGATGACGCTGGTTCACCTCGGCGGCGCCCGCGGCACCCAGTCGGGTGATGACTGGATCGTTCCCCTCGAGTCGGATGCGGATTTCACCGAAATCTGCGTGAACCCGGTACTGCCTCCCAGCCCCAATCGTCGGTTCTACGCAGCGGACGCCACCGGCGCGGCCTCGCTGGACAACACCGACTACCTGAAGCTGAAGGATATCGACAAGGTGCGCTCGGCCATTGACGAAATGGCCTACCCGCCCCCGCCGATCCGCCTGAAGGGTGACCCGGCTGCCGACGAGGAGCCGCTTTACATGATGATGGTGACTGCGAGGCAGTGGTACTGGCTGCTGCAGAACACCGATTCGCAGAACTGGCGCACGTTCCTGGCTGCGGCCTACGAGCGTGGCAAGTTCACGAACCACCCGCTGTTCATGGGCACCTGCGGCATGTGGAACGGCATCCTGCTGAAGAAGACGAAGCGCTGCATTCGCTTCGCGGCCGGTGACACGGTGCGCGAGTACAACGCGGCGGGTACGTCGATCAGCAACGCCACGGCTGCGGTGGCGACCGATCGCGCGATCATCCTGGGCGGTCAGGCTCTGGCAATTGTCTACGGCAAGAACCAGAAGTCCGACTACTACATGAACTGGCACGAGGAAACGACCGACCATGACAACACGGTGGAAATCTCCATCGCTGCCATGAACGGCGTGTCCAAGCTCAAGTTCGATGTGGGCGGGGTGCCGACCGATCACGGCGTCATGACCCTGGACAGCTACGCGCCGGTCCCGGCGTAACCCCAACTCGAGCCCGATCAAGGAGTATTCGACATGGCAACTATCAATCCGAGGGCTGAAGCCTTTCGGTCTGGGACGTGGGGCAACGCCGGCGTAAAGGTGCTGCGATTCGCTTCGGCGGATGGCACCGCCGTTCAGGACGCCACCAACGACGTGCTGGTGGTCCCGGCTGGAACGCTGGTCATCGACTGGAGCTGGGTCCTGAAGACCAAGAGCTCGGTGGTGAGCGGTACGGTGGATGCGGGTTTTGTGGCTGTCGACGGCGGCGGCTACCTGAACATCGCGAACACCGTGGCCGATGATCCCGACTACCTGGCCGATGCGCTGGTGACCGGTAGCGGCGGAACCGATGGCACGATGACCCGCAAGGGTGCTGGTGCCA